CAAAGCTGCGGTTGACGCACAAAAAAAAGAAATACTACCTGTGTTTATTATTACAGAGCAAAAGTGGAGTTTTGACCATGCCAAAATGATGGGATTTCAATGTGAAGAGGTTGTGGATACTGAGACAGGTGAAATGGATTGGGATGGGTTCTTTTTGTTCAACAATAACTTTAGTTATATAGAACAAATTACAGACTACATCAATCAATTATTAGATGCGCAAGAAAAAGGTGAGATGAATTACAGTTTGTGTTTCATATGGGACTCGGTTGGCTCTGTACCATGTAAGATGACATTCGAAGGAAAAGGTGGTAAACAACACAACGCATCTGTCCTTTCTGACAAAATAGGAATGGGAATAAATCAGAGAATATCAGGTTCAAGAAAATCGGATAACGAATACGAGAACACACTCATCATAATCAATCAACCTTGGGTTGAATTACCTGATAATCCTTTTGGACAACCTAAAATCAAAGCAAAGGGTGGGGAGTCAGTTTGGTTAAACTCATCACTTGTATTTTTGTTTGGAAATCAAAAAGGTGCTGGAACTACCAAAATAACCGCAACTAAAGATAAAAGAAGCGTTAAGTTTGCTGTGAGAAGCAAAGTATCCGTCATGAAAAATCATATCAATGGACTCGGATATGATGATGGAAGAATAATTGTTACGCCACACGGATTTTTAGCGGGTAAAGATTCTACAGAAGAAAAAGTGTCTATTGAAACTTATAAGAAAGAATATGCCGATTATTGGAAAGACATTATAGGGGCTGAAGGTGATTTCACCCTGACAGAAGAAAAAGAAGATTAGTAACCTTCAAAAAAGGTATGTGAGCAAGACATTATTAATAGACGGAGATAATTTATTTAAAATAGGGTTTCACGGGGTAAAAGACCTTTATAGTGACGGTTCACATATAGGAGGTGTTTATCATTTCATAAACACCATTAGAAAATTTTTAGAAGAACACAATCATGACAAAGTCATTGTGTTTTGGGATGGGGATTCAAACTCATCGATACGAAAATCCATATACCCACAATACAAGGGAAATAGAAGACGAGACATGAATGAGTACAAATACGAATCTTACTTGCAACAAAAAGGGAGAGTCAAGATGTATTTGGAGGAGGTCTTTGTTCGACAGGTTGAGATAATTAACAATGAAGCTGACGACCTAATTGCTTACTATAGTCAAATTGCGACCGATGAAGAGATTATAATCTTCTCAGGTGATAAAGACCTCACTCAATTAATAAGTCAAAGGGTGACCATCTATTCACCTGTAGCGAGAAAATATTTCAAAAACGGAGATAATATATCAATCAATAAAGTTGAAATACCTCACGAAAATATTTTAGTTACCAAAATATTCATTGGCGATAAGTCAGATAATATTGATGGTATTGAAGGTTTAGGTGAAAAAACATTAGTGAAACTATTTCCACAAATATTGGAAAAATCATGCACAATCGAAGAAATATTGGATTGTGCACGAAATATCAAACAAAACAAATTACCAAAATCTTTACAGAATATTTTGACAGGACGAACAAAAAGCGCTATACTTGGAGAACAATTTTATCTCATTAATAAACAAATTGTTGACCTTAAAAACCCACTGATTACGGACCAAGGTAAATCCTTAGTAGAACAAATCCACACTGACACAATCGACCCAACTGACAGAGGTTACAAAAACCTAATGAGACTGATGATGGAAGACGGCCTATTCAAATATCTTCCAAAAGATGATGAGGCTTGGGTAAAATTCCTGAGACCATTTATGAAATTAACAAGAAAAGAAAAACGAAAACTATGATAGACAAATCCTTGGGTAAAAAACTGAACACAACGTACAGGGCAAACTTACCATTTCCTTATATTGTAATTGATAATTTTTTCCCCGAATTTTTACTTAGAAAATGTAAAGAAGAAATTACGAAACATGACATATGGCATCATGACACAGTTGAATGGACCCAAGAATTTCAAGTTTCCAAATATTATTACCCCTCGGAACTTACAGACATGAAAGAATTTCATACCAAGTTACCAATAACCACCATGTTTATGGACTATTTAAACTCGGACGAATTTTTAGTATTTCTAAAAGATTTAACAGGTCATGAGCAGTTATATCGTGACCCAGTATTAATGGGAGGCGGTATCCATAGAATAAAAAGAGGTGGAAAACTCTCAGTTCATCACGATTACAATGAACACCCTAAAACAAAAAAGTTAAGAAAATTAAACGTTCTTATATATCTCAATGAAAATTGGAAATCTGAATGGGGTGGAAACCTCGAACTTTGGAGTAAAGATTTACAAAATAAAGAAGTCGAAGTAGAACCCATCTTTAATCGTATGGTAATATTCGATATTGAAAAAGCACCCCACGGACATCCGATTCCTTTGAATTCACCAGAACATGTCGATAGATATTCCTTAGCTTTATATTACTTCACAGATAATTTCGTAGAACCAGAAAATAAAAATCAAGTAAGATTTTTCTACGACCATTATTTAGGAAAGAAAGAAAATAATGAAACCAAAAAATCGGATAATTTAGATTTAGAAAATTTATTAAAATAAAAAAATATGAAAGAACAAGACATTACGAAAATGGAGTTTCTCCTTACCCTAAACGAAAATATAGTGGTACAAAGATATTTCAATGTCAAAGGATTTAACTATGACGCAAAAAACTCCATCGAGTTTTATGAGTTTATTAAAGACCTTAAAGATGAATTAGAGTACTATTTGAAAATGAAGACTGTTGTCTACATGATGGACAACAAAGAATCCATAATTCATGACCCAAAAATAATGGAGACTTCATTTACTGAAGGGCCCGAGTTCTTCAATATATTCGTTAAAGTAGGAGACCAGACAATTTGTCATAGAATTTTTGATGGAAAAAAATTCCCACCAAAAATTCGTTATACAGTTGATGTAAGACCATATTTGAAAGATGTTCTTAAAGAACTTACTGACATTTTTTCATCTGAAAAATTAAATTATGAATACTGCGAATTTGATTTAAGAGATTAATATTTAATAAAAGAGGGGATATATTTCGTAGATATGAATAAAAATTTTGATTACTTAGGGAACACGTTTCAAATTCAATTACTTAACCAAATTATCGAGGATAAAGATTTTTCATCATCCATTATGGATGTAATTGAGGGGTCTTATTTTGATAATAAGTATTTCAAAATCATAATTCAATTAATTAAAGAATATTATGAAAAATTCGAGGCTACCCCTAACTTCGAAACATTAGAACAGCTTATCAGAGCTGAGGTTTCACAAGAGTTGGTTACTAAGATTGTACTCGATACACTCAAACAAGTAAAAGATGCGCCTTTCGAAGGAGCGCAGTTTGTTCAAGAGAAAGCACTAAAGTTTTGTAAACAACAAGAACTTAGAAAGGCAATGGACAAAGCTCAAAAGATTATCACAGAGGGAGATTTTGAATCATACGATAAGGTCGAAGGTCTCGTTCGTGAAGCCTTACAAGTTGGTGAAATTGAAAAAGACATTTCTGATATTTTTACGGGTTTGGATACTGTTTTGGAAGAGGATTATAGGCATCCTATACCCATGGGTATACCCGGCATTGACAGACTATTGAAAGGTGGTTTAGCCAAAGGTGAGATTGGGGTTATACTTGCACCAACTGGTGTTGGTAAGACCACTATCCTGACCAAAATTGCTAACACTGCATTTAACTTAGGTTATAATGTTCTTCAAATATTTTTTGAAGACAACCCAAAAATTGTGCAAAGAAAACATTTTACAATTTGGACCGGTATTGCCCCTGACGAACTAGCAAATAATAAACAAGATGTTATGTCTAAGATTGTAGAGATACAAGAAACGATGAAGAACAAACTCATTCTTAAGAAATTAGCATCTGATTCAGTAACCATGAATCAAATAAAAAACCAAGTTAGGAAGATGATTGCAGATGGTAATAAGATTGATTTGATTCTTATGGACTATATTGATTGTATTTTACCTGACCAATCTGCAAAAGATGAATGGAAGGCTGAGGGTTCTGTGATGAGAGCATTTGAAGCAATGTGCCACGAGTTAAATATGGTAGGTTGGACAGCAACTCAAGGTAATAGAAGTTCTATATCTTCAGAAGTGGTAACCACCGACCAAATGGGAGGTTCTATAAAGAAAGCTCAAGTCGGACATGTAATTATTACTGTAGCTAAAACACTCCAACAAAAAGAATTGAATTTAGCGACAATAGCCATAACCAAATCTCGTTTGGGTAAAGATGGAATCGTGTTTGAAAATTGTAAATTTAATAATGAACTACTGGAAATCGACACCGAGACATCAGTAACCTTCCTCGGATTTGAGGAACAACAAGAGGAGAAAAAAAGAGACAGAGTTAGGGAACTTATTGAAAAAAGAAAAGCTCGAGAAAATCAAAAAACGAGCTAATTAAATATCTACTTTTTTCAAAAAAAACTTATTTTTTTTTAATTATTTTTCAGGTCTATTGACCATCGACCCGATATTTAATAAGAAAATCCCCGATTTTTTAATAAAATCATTTTCACAAAAAATTACACAAAATGGACATTTCAAACAGAATTTTATCAGAGATTACAGTGTATATGAAGTATGCCAAGTACATTCCTGAGTTGAAAAGAAGAGAGACGTGGCAGGAGCTTGTCACAAGAAACATGGATATGCATATCAAAAAGTTTCCACAATTAAAAAAAGAAATTCGAGATAACTACATGTATGTTTACAAAAAACAAGTTCTTCCATCAATGAGGTCAATGCAATTTGCCGGTAAACCTATTGAAATTTCACCAAACAGAATTTATAACTGCGCATACGCACCCGTTGATGATTGGAGAGTTTTCTCTGAAATTATGTTCTTGTTACTAGGTGGTACAGGGGTAGGATATTCTGTTCAGAAACATCATGTAAATGTTCTACCTGAAATAATAAAACCAAATAGGGAAAGAGGAAGACGATGGTTGGTCGCTGACTCAATCGAAGGATGGGCTGACGCT